GTAGCCAAGCTGTGACAGCCTATAAACAACATCATTGTAAATATCCATTGGCTGCACCTCCCTTTGATATTAGCCCCTGGAGTAGATCCTCGCAATGGGGATGGCTTTGTGGTTGATGTAGGAACGGTTTGCCGCCTGTGCCTCGCCGGTGTGAACAAGCACCCAGTTTGCACCGTTGGCAAGTTCTGCATCCGTGGGGGAGTTGCTTGCCTGGCTTGCCTTTTCGTAGGAAATACCAAACGGGGCAAAGCACTTGCGCTGGCGAATATAAAGGGTGTCCTGGCCGCCGTTCTTTGCCGGATCTCTGTCCATTTCATACGGCGTTTTTGCACCAATATCCTCGTAGGAAATAGCACCCTTGCCGAGTGCAAAAGTGGTGTAACGGGTGCCGAGCACTACATACATATCAGCGGCAAGTGTCTTGCTGCCAAAGTACGGGGTAACGGCAGAGAGCTTGATCTCACCGTCAGCAGGGCTGGCGCTGTTTGCAACAACCTTAACTGCGCCCTCGGTGCTTGCGGTAGCCTCAAAATAGCCCTCCTCGGCGGGGAGGTCATCGTCAACCACAACGAGCTTGCCGTTCCAAGTACCGAGCTCAAGGCTGCGGGAAATACCGTCCTTGTCGGTGTACTTGAGGCGCTCAATGAGGTTGAGGTTTTCAAGGCCGGTGCTTACATCGCTGTGCATAAACACAAGCGAAAACTTCTTTTTGTTCGCACCGCAGGCTTTGTTGGTTGCGGAGTTGAGTGTGGTTGCCGTCATAGCACCGTCAACCTCTGTGGTGTGCTTTGCAACAAATTCTTTGCTCTTGGCATCGCCACTCATAGCAAATATGCCCTTGAGGACGGCAAGGATCGTGTTCTGGTCGAGCCCGTCCTTGTATTCGGCAATCTGTGCGGCAACGGCATCCATAAAGTCCTGGCCGCCCGTAATATCGTAGCTGAAATCTCTTTCAACCCACGCCTTTGCACGGCCGACTACAACAACACCCTGCTCAAAAGTCTTGAGGGAGGTTGCGGTAATATCGGTCTGGCCGTCATAGTTTACGGCATCACCGTCAAGCAGTCCACGCATAGCAATACGGGCGTAGCCGGTGCCATCCTGGTTTGCAAAAACGCTCTTAATATCGGGGTTTGCGGCAAGTGCTGCCGACTTTTTGATCTCGTTCATTTTCAAGTTGGGAACGGTACCAACCTTGTACTTGAAAGCCTCGGCGTTAAAGCTCTTGGCATCAAATTTCGTGTTAGGCATAATTCTTACCTCACCTTTCTGTAATTATTTTTTATTCGAGCTTTGCTCCGGGGTTAGCCTCAAGATAAGCGCAAAGCTCATCGTAATTCATATCTTTTGGCTCTTTTCCGGCTGCGGGCGGTGTTTTGCCACCTGCGGCACCGGGCTGCATACCCTTAAACTGCTGCTGTGCGTTTCCGTCAGCGGTGTTAAAGAGAAATGCGGTAGCATCGGCTTTTGCCAGCGTGTCAATTTCGGCAGCAAGCCCTTTAACGGCTCCGCTGTCATCCAGCTTGGCATCCTTGAGGAAATCTGCAAGCAGCGCCTTTACGGCGGTGTTGTTCTTTGCACCGGCAGCGGTGAGGGCGGCCTCAACGGCGCCATCAAGGCGTACACGGGCAAGCTCTGCCTCATAGGTCTTTTTTGCCTCTGCGTTTTGGTTTTGCAGAGTAGTGATCTGCTCCTGCAAGGCGGCTGCATCGCCGGTTGACTTTTTAAGGTCCTCCAGTTGCTGATCCCTTGCTTTCACATCGTCCTCTGCCTTTTTCTTTGCGGCGTTTACCTGGTTAAAGTCTGCTTTTGAAACAAAGTTTTTGCCAATTTCAGCTGATACCTTGGCATCCACCTCGTCCGTATAGCCATCACCAAGTATGTTTTTTAACCACTCCAACATTTTGCTTTACCTCCTTATGGTAATTAGTTGCTTTCCTTGTTTTCCGGCAAGTCCCGGTAATGCAACGCCCCGCCTTGTATTCCGCTGGGGCAAGCGGTATTTTTGTATGAAAAAAGCACCGTGCATTTTCAGCACGATGCTTTTAACAACCGTTATGGGGTTTATGAGGGGTTACTGTTCAACAATAACCCATTTGCCGCCGGGGGAGCTACCGTCAAGCGGTGCGGGGTTTTCCTTTGAGTAAAGGTAGGCCTCGCCGCTATCGTCAATAACTCTATACATACCATCCTCCTCGGTGGCCTCGTATGTTTTACCGTTGGTTAAACTATCCACACCAAAAGAGGGGCCAATATATTTAATTTTCATTTCGTTTACGCTCCTTTCGGTTTTTGAGTTTAACCTCGTATTGCACGCCGTCACTTTCGTACCAATGCAGATCAAAAATATATTTGTCGCTGGCGACTTTGCCCGCCCGCTTTTGCCACTCGTCTGCTTTGCCTCCGTAGGTTTCAACAAGACGATCAACACAGCGGATGGCGGTGTCTGTGTCTTTACCCGCCATTGTAACAACCTTTTCAAACTTGGTATGTTTAGGTATAAAGCACTTTTCACCATTCCACACATAATTTAATTTTTGTTGCAGGTAGTTTTTACTGCGTGCAAGGGTTTTATAACTTTCCCACAATTCGGGGTTATCATATTTGAGTTTTTGGAAAGCCTCAAAGGTGGCGGGGAAATCGTCATCCATAAGAGCCTTGTACCGTTCAAACTGCGACTTGTCGGCACTTTCATTATACCCTATTTTTCGCAATTTGTCAACGGTACCGGAGCCATAAGCGGCATCCTGCATAGCTTTCCACTCATTGTATGTGGTATCTTTCGGCAGCTTGTAACGCTCACCGGTTTTGGCATCCCGTGCGTACCGTTCGCCCACGCCGTCCATATCGTCAAAATAAGGGGCGGTGCAGCAACGGCACCAAGGGTGGAATGGTGGGGCGGTCGAGCCTGGGCGGTAATCGCTCATTTTGAACACCTTGCCATCCATATCACCGCAGATGTTGCAGGTCTTTGTGTCAAGCGTGCCGATAATGCGGTATTTTTCAACACCCAGCTCGTTAAAGCAATCTTTTTGGGCTGC